AGCTCTGGAATATTTCCAGAACATTGGAATTAAAGACAGAAACGCCCTTGCTACCATCATGGGTAATATTCGTCAGGAATCAACTTTTGTTCCTAACATTTGTGAAGGTGGTAGCAGAACCAGTTGGGGTAACTGCGGACGCGGTTACGGACTGATTCAATGGACATCTGCCAATCGTTATTATGGATTGGGTGATTTTGCTAAGAAGTATGGTGGTTCTCCATCATCACTTCACACGCAACTTCGTTATCTGACCAATGAAGTTCAGTGGCAAGACATTGAGGAGAAGATGAAAACTCCTGGTAAGTCAATTAATCGCTACATGAACTATGCGTATAGTTGGATCGGATGGGGGCATCATGGTGCTCGTACATCTTATGCACATGAGTATGCTTCCAAACTGATCACGGTAGAAGTTTAATATATAAGGGGAGTGCTGCAGAACTCCCCTTTCTTATGTTTAAGTTTGGAAAACAAAAACCAGATATAAAACAATACGCTATAATAGGAATTGTATTATCTTCTCTTATAGCAGCACTCTCACAATGCACTGGAGTTTCTCAAGATGGACTTTGGGACTTACTGGACGAAGTTCAAAGAAAATATTTCCCACAAACTATTCTTAATGAGTTTGTTATTAAAGATCCTGCGAAGTTAGAACGTAGAATCAAACGTGATGTTGATCGTGCGATTGATGAGGTTACACCTGAATATGATCGCATTATCAAAGAATCCATAAAGAAACCTAGATATGTTGAGAAACCACCAGACGGCAGTGAGGCACAGAGACTGCTTGGTGGAGAAATGAGAATCTGTGCTCCTTGGGTTGACGACTGCCCTAAGGACTGATATAATAAGTGAGTTCAAATGACTCAGTAGCTCAGTTGGATAGAGCAACTGCCTTCTAAGCAGTCGGTCGCTGGTTCGAGTCCAGCCTGAGTCGTTGGAGATCTCATTCTCCAAACCATTCCTCTGTAGCACAGCGGTAGTGCAAACGACTGTTAATCGTTGGGTCGCAAGTTCGAATCTTGCCGGGGGAGTTAGAAGATCTGGAAATGTCTGGGTCTTCTAAACTTGGTTCTGGGTGAAATTCCCAGCGGTTTCGTTAGAGACTGTCCTTTGTAGGTTCGATACCTACATCTTCTTTATGGGAGATAAGAACGGCTACTGGAAACCACACTAAATCCTAAGTTCGCTTAGGTCAGGGGACTGATCACCCCTGCTTGTTGCCTCTGTAGCTCAGTGGTAGAGCAGCGGTTTTGTAAACCGCTGGTCGCAAGTTCGAATCTTGTCGGGGGCTCTTGACATAATACTCATTATGTCTTATACTTCTTTCGTCCGTGTGAAGGAGTGCGGTGGGGTTCCGTGCCTGTGAAGGGAAACCTGAGGCTGGGTAAATCCCCACCATTGCGGAGTTAGTTCAGCGGTAGAACGCTATCCTTCCAAGTTAGATGTCGTCGGTTCGATTCCGATACTCCGCTTCTAAAAACCTTAACCTAGTCTTAATTGACATAATCAATATGGTTATGCTATGATACCTTCAACTTAATAAAGTCTTAAGATTTGATTAAGTCTCTCTAAATAATCCCGCATAACTGGTGCCCCAACTACTCGCACCATTATGTGACCCATAATACAAGGGATTTTTCTAGTCCTGAAGTACAATGTCGTTTAGTACTAAAAACAAAACTTTATGAAAATCAAACAACTGATGCTTGCACCTGTTGCTTTGGGAATGGTTGCTCCTGTTGCTGCGAATGCCGCAGACCTTAATATGGCAGCAGTCAACCAATACACTTCCACAGAACAGGTTTCTAGCGTCACTCAACTGACTGATGTCCGTCCTACGGATTGGGCATATCAGGCACTCAGTAACCTGGTAGAACGCTATGGTTGCGTTGCTGGTTATGAGAATGGCACCTATCTGGGTGGTAAGTCTATGACCCGCTTTGAGGCAGCAGCACTTCTGAATGCTTGCCTTGACCGTGTAACCGAAGCAACTGATGAACTCCAACGTCTTGCGAATGAGTTTGCTAAGGAACTCAGCGTTATCAAAGGTCGTGTTGCCAAACTGGAAACTCAAGTTGGTTCTCTTCAGGCACAACAGTTTTCCACCACTACCAAACTCAAGGGTGAAGCAACCTTCGTTCTGGGTGGTGTAGATGGTGCTCGTCTTGCTAACAGCAGCAACGTCGGCAACACCGCATTTAACTATGACCTCCGTCTGAGTTTTGATACTTCCTTCACTGGTAAGGATCTACTCAAGACCCGTCTTCGTACTGGTAACTTCTCCAGTCAACCTTTCGGTTCATCTTCCTCCCTGTTCAAACTGGACAAGGCAGAAAGTTTCTCCAACGCAGTACAACTTGACCGTCTGTATTATCAGTTCCCTGGTCTGACCAAAGGTGTGATGCTGACTGTTGGTGCTCAGGTTCGTAACACTGAAATGGCTTGGTTGCCCACTGCTTATAAGTCGGACATCCTTGACTTCTTCTCTGTTGCTGGTGCTCCTGGTGTCTATAACAAAGCAACTGGTTCTGGTTTCGGTGCTCAGTGGACTCAACCTGGTAAAAAAGGTAAGGGTGCTTTCGTTGCTGGTGTCAACTATGTTGCCCAGAACGGAAACGATTCTACCAAAGGTCAGTTTGATGAAGATGGTTCTCTGAACACTCTGGCACAGGTTGGTTACCGTGCTCCTCAGTATGGTGTTGCTTTCGGTTACCGCTATGGTACTGAAGGAACTCGTGTTCGCAACTTCAATGCTATCGGTGGTGGTTCTGGTGCTCTTGCTGCTAACCAAACCTCCAATGGTTATGCTTTCAACGCATATTGGCAACCCAAGAAGTCTGGTATCATCCCTTCCGTGAGTGGTGCTTATGGTTGGAACACTGTAAGTGTTTCTAACAACCGCCCAACTCCTAATGGTGCTACTGATTCACAAACCTGGATGGCAGGTCTTCAGTGGAGCGATGTATTTGTAAAGGGTAATGCTGCTGGTTTCGCCATCGGTGCTCCTGGTAATGCTTCTTCTCTTGCCGCTGACCAAAAAGCGATTATGTGGGAAGCATTCTATCGTTATAAAGTTAGCGATAACATCAGCGTGACTCCTGCTGTGTTCTATGTGTCCAACAACCAAGGTCTGAAGCAAGCTTCGGACAACTATGGTGGTGTGATTCAGACGACCTTCCGTTTCTGATAATATCTACGATACCTCTAAACCTCCTTTCGGGGAGGTTTTTTGGTGTAAGGGACTATTTAACTTTTTCTTAACCTACGATTTTCTACAATGAAACTCAAACATATTGCTACAATCGGTCTTGCTCTTGCTCCTACTGCTGCATTTGCTGGACCTGCTATTAACGGAGCAGGTGCTACCTTCCCTGCCCCCATCTATCAACGCTGGTTCCAAGATTATTCAGCATCCACTGGCGAAAAGGTAAACTATCAGTCCGTTGGTTCTGGTGCTGGTGTTCGTCAGTTCGTTGCTGGAACTGTTGAGTTTGGTGCTACTGATGAACCTATCAAGGCAAAGGAAGCAGCAAAGGTCAAGCGTGGTGTAATCCAAATTCCTATGGTTGGTGGAACCATTGCTATTGCTTATAACAAGCCTGGTTGTAAACTGAAACTGACCCAGAAACAAGTTGTCCATATCTTTATGGGACACATCAAGGACTGGAAGGAAGTTGGTTGTGCTGCTGGTAAGATGGTGACGGTTCATCGTTCTGATGGTTCTGGAACCACCTATGCCTTCACTAACTCACTGGATGCGTTCGGTGGTTGGACTCCTGGTGTTGGTAAGTCCGTGAACTGGCCAGTTGGTGTCGGTGCGAAAGGTAATGAGGGTGTTGCTGGAACCATCAAGAACACTCCTGGTGCTATCGGTTATGTGAACACTGGTTTCGTTCGCGTAAATAAACTCCAAGCTGCTGTCCTCCAGAATAAAGCAGGTAAGTTTGTTGGACCTTCTGCTGTGACTGGTGCTGCTGCTCTGAATGGTATTAAGATTGACCCCGTGACCCTTGCTGGTGAAGACCCTAACCCCGCAGGTCTTCAAGCATACCCTATCTCCACTCTGACCTGGATTCTTGCCTATAAGAGTGGTTATGCTCCTGGTAAGGCAGAAGCAGTCCGTGAGGCACTGAACTATGCCCTGAGCACCAAAGCACAAGGCATTGCTGATGACTTGGGTTATGTTCCTCTTGCTGGTTCCATCCTTAACAAGGCTCGCATCAAAGTCAAACAAGTTGGTTTAGGCGAGAAGTGATACATAGAGGGGGTTGACAAGACCCCCTTTTTAATGTATTATAGATAACGAGTTAGGAGGTCTATGTCTCTTATTTCCCAGCGTGATAGAGAAGTCGCTATGACTGCTATCAATCATTATGTTGATTATCTGACTAGTGAGATTGAGTTTTATGAAAGGGAGGAAATGTTAGATGATACTAACTATCAAGATCATAAGTCAGAATTGCCTGAAGTTTATGCTCTTCTAAACTGGATTAAACTAGAGTACTACAAAAATGAAAATTAATCTGTGGTATTGTGTCGATATGAAACAATGGCGTTGGACTCTTACCGACGATCATCGCCCAATCGTAAGGCAAGAGTCTGGGCAAAGAGAAAACCTACGTGATGCTATGAATGATGTAGCAAATACTGTAGAATTTATGACAGGAAGATTCTAATTTCCTGGGCGATTAACTCAGCGGTAGAGTGCGCTCCTTACAAGTGTGAAGTCACTGGTTCGAATCCAGTATCGCCCATAGTATAAATACTTTCAAAAAGAAGTATAATGGAATCTCTATATAAACTTCTGAGCGATACGCAAGCATCGCTCTTTTTACTTTTCCAAAAAACTTGGGTTTATCACTGGCACGTTGTTGGTGAAGATTTTAAACAGATTCATGATCTATTTGGGGAGCAGTATCTTGCTATTCAAGAAGAAATTGATAGATTATCTGAGCACATGAGATTTTTAGGTGTTAAACCTATCAGTTCTCTTTCAAGAGTTTTGGAAGTTTCTGGAGTTTCGGAAGCAAAAACTAATATTTCCTCAATGGAAATGATTCGTGATCTACTTGATGATCACAAAAAAATGGTGTCCATGTTTGATGCTGCTGCTGTAGAGGCTGAGGAGCAGAAGTCTAGGGGGACAATTAATCTTCTTGACGATTTAAATGAAGCACACGGAAAATTTGTTTGGATGTTAAGATCTTTTATTGAATGATAGTGGTATTGAGTTATGGTAAGCGTAAGATGCAAAGTCTGCGGGACTGAATTGATCAGTCACCCAGTTAAAACAAAGTCTTGTGGTTGTGCAAATATGACCACAGTAAAGGGAGATTTAATCACTGCTGTAGATTTGGCAGATGTAGTTATGATTGATTCTGATAAGCAAAATAAAAGGGCAAGTATATTATCGCAAGAAGATCTTGCCTATCAAGAAGCACGTAGAAATCGTAAGGTAAGAAAGTTAGATTTTGAAGTTAGATAGGTTCTAACTTTAACTGGTCATTATAGATTGCGAATTGGTATCCATACTCATCTAGTTCACTAAAACCATATCGTGTACATAACTTACCAATTCTTGCAGATAAATCTTTATTACCAAGTTCTGCTATTTTAGTTTCTGCAAATCCACATGGGTGACTGAATAGAATATCTCCTTTGATTCTGAATAAATCATGCCCATCAATAAAGTCGGTATAAAAATATTTTTTTATTACATTATGCTTTAATGCGGTGGAAACTACATCAGTACGTTGTTGTAAAGTTAGTTGACGTAGTTTTCTTGCTACCGAATTTGGAGTTAATGAAAGACCCCATCCAACTTCTCCTATCCTTCCACCAGAGTCATAACGAATCTTTTTTTTAAAATATTCTAATTTTTCCGGATCTGCATCTTTACATGCCATGGATAAAAATTGATCTTTATCATCAAAAAGATCTATGTATCCATATACATCTATACCATGCACATTAAAAAGTATTGATGTAAAACGCTTCATACTGGTTCAAGAACTAAATCATTATTATATCTAGCATATTGAAGACCATCTTCAAATAGAGGACCAAATCCATATCGTTGTGCGATAAGTGCTCTTTGCCTCGCTCCTAGTTTAAGTGAATGATTTGTAAATCCTTGATCAATTTTTGGTCCTTGTGGTCTTGCTGCTAGCATATCTCCTGGTTCTGGATTTAAACCGTAAAAATTTCCATCTAAAAATTTACTTCCTTTAGAAAGAAATTCCAAATACATTTTGGTTCTTTCTTGTGTTGTGAATAAATCTGGAGATTTAGTATACATAACATCCCAACCAATATCTCCAATTCTTGTTTTTGTGTCAAAATCTATCTTCTTAGCAAGTCTTTCTATTCTTTGTTTGACATCTACTTCACTATAATATTCTAAAAATTCTACATATAAGTAACTTTTTTTATTGTAATATGGTTTTAGCCAAGAATAAAATGCCATAGAACCACTATCACAAGTGAAGTTCATCTGATTTGTGAACTTTGGATGATCGATTTCTATTTTTGATTTATCCTTATATCCAAGGTCTATAAGTAAGATTTCAAATTCTAATATTTGCACTTGACTTATTTTGAATTTATACTTATAATTATAACATAACCTGGAAAGGTGGCCGAGTGGTTTAAGGCAGCAGTCTTGAAAACTGCCGAAGTGAAAGCTTCCGTTGGTTCGAATCCTACCCTTTCCGTTTAAAAATATTACAAATTTAAGATTGTCTTAATCTATATTTTTGTATCAACACAAACTTGACACTGTAGAAATACTCACTAGCATAATTAGTAGTATTCAACCTAAAACCTATGGATCAGCACACCTACGAAAACTGGGTGAAGATCAAGGAGACCTTCGAACAGTCTGGTGACACAGACAATATGTTCTACAAAAGAGCAGTAGTAATTGTGAAAACACGCAAAGACCCACTGGCAAAGTTTCTTGGAGATGAGAAATGATGCAACCACAAGACGAATTGGTAAGTCGTGCAGAAGTTCAGGAGATGATCGATGCCGCAATCCGTAGACACAATCGTAATGCTTCAATTATTAGTATGTGCGTCGGTTGGGTGGTTCTTGCTTTATTTGCTGAGGGACTTCTAAGGTTGGTTGGAGTTATTCCCCCTGTACTGCCATGGCTCAACATTACCCTGAAATAATCGGTATCGTTCTGCTATTAGTATTTGCTGCCACGATGTTTTATCAAGGTACCTGTATTATGCGAGGTCAAAGAGGATATTCTCTCCGAGACTATATGAAACAGGAAAGTACAAATATGCGTCAAAGAATAGAAGAACTACTCAAGGACAAATGATAGTTATCACGGAAGAAGATTTAAAAGAATTGTACCAAAGAATACTTCATCAAAAGATGGATGAACTATTTGAAGAACCATCTACTTATGAGGATGATGATGGAGTGGAATGAATTCATTGACTTTCTAGATAAACAAATTTTAATTTTTATCGTATTTGTGTGTGGTCTCATTGTGGGATACATGTACGGACAAAGAGATGCAGGAGGATTATGAATACTAATTTACTTTTTAGTACAATTACTGTATTCGGAGCAATTAGTTGCTTCGTTTTATGGGGACTCAACAACGCCTATCCACATTAAGAGGTCATATGGAACGATTTAAAGATTTTTCACATTACGAATTGAAACTACTTGCAGATGCCGTGTGGATGAGACAGAGATGTTTCATTGCGGGTGATAGAAGATTCAAAGAGTATGGAGTACTTTTAGATGAGATTCGTCAAAGAATTGACTATGTTCCAGGAGTCTTTGCATGAAAAAGTTTAACGATACAGTTTTAGCAGTCACGATAGCAATCATTGACTTCTTGTATCGTGACTTACCCATTCAAAGATTTTGGGTTCTAGAAACAATCGCTAGAGCACCATACTTTGCTTTCGTCAGTGTGTTACATCTCAAAGAGTCATTAGGTCTCCGAGATCTATCACACTATTACTTAATGAAAGAACACTTTGCACAGACCTTAAATGAAACAGAACACCTCATCGAAATGGAGCATCGTGGTGGAGCAGATCGCTGGATTGATCGCTTTTTCGCTTATCATTTGGTTCTCATCTATTATTGGATTCTGGTGGGTTATTATTTTATTGCTCCCGTTTCTGCTTATCACCTGAACGCAGGTATTGAGTATCATGCAACCGAAACTTATCTAGACTATTTTTGGGATCATCCAGAAGACACCAAGATTGGTGAGATTGCTGTGGATGAAATGAACCATTATGTTGAACTTACAAGAGCAATGAGCATGGTATGAATGACACTCAAAAACTTATCGCACTTATAGCACTATCAGAACAAACATTTGAGGAGAACTATTATGCTTGGTATCGCACTATCTTTCGTCACTATCCCTTTCGTATTATCTACAATCTATTTCGGAACAAAAGGAGGATACTATGACTCCAAAGATTATAAGGGAAATGGAACCGCACACTAAACAGAGATATCATTTTGCCGCATCTGCATTTGTCAGGATGTGGGGACATAGTTCATTACATGATCATCGTATTGTGGATTTCTGTGTAGAATGGGCATATAGGGAAGAAAATGCTCCATTAGATAATATGATTCTTGACCAATATTTCTATTACGAATTTAAAACTTGGAGAGGATACTAATCCAACATACATAATTTAAGATAGATTAACTGATTAATGTTTTTGCCACTTTCTGAAAAAGTTGATAATCAACTGATTCTTGATAATTTTGATAATATAAGAACGGATTATTTCAATTTTGTTTCAAATCATAAAAAATATTTTTTTGATTACCAACATAGTTGGGATTTGAAGTTTGGATTTAGTACAACGTCTCTTCCAAAAAACACTGGATATTTTTGGCAGGTATGTCCTTTGATTTATGGTAAACATCCAATTCCTTCAATATTTTGGCATGAGGAGGTTGAAGAATGTTTTACTACAAAAATGATATCATCATTCAAAGTCAAACCAATACTTGCAATATTTTCGATGATTGAACCTGGTGGAATAGTCAAACCTCATAGAGATCATGATGATGATTTATTAGTTGGGTTTGGATATACTAAAACTGGTAAAGAAACAATCATTAAATATCATTTAAGTGTCGATATCCCAAATGATGGTGAATGTTCTCTGACAGTTGCTGGACAAACTAGATTATTAAATAATGGAGATCTAAATCCTTTCGATGAAACAAGTGAGCATTCTGTTGTAAACACAAGCACACAAAGAAGAGGAGCATTGATTATGTCATTTCTCAGATCAGAAATTTATTAAAAAATGGGACACTTTTCAAGGTGGGTATTAGAAAATCCCTATACTCTTGGTATTATTGGATATCTTTTAGTTGTTGTGCCTATTATGGGTATCTGGGCAATTCATAAATATGATTGGCAGCACTGGGCTCCATTTGACAAGGGGCACAAGAAGTAGTATAATCACTACATAACGGAATGTAGCTCAGCTTGGTAGAGCACTCGCTTTGGGAGCGAGACGCCGCAGGTTCGAATCCTGTCATTCCGATCGCCAGTTACTTCACTGGCACACTTGACTAAACACTCAACAACCCTTATAATACTAAGGCAACAATTCAAAACAATGTCTCTGATTCAAAAGTTCAAAAAAGATGTTAGCACTCTTCGTCTTGCTGCTAACGGGGAAATCTATCTTGATGTAAAGAGTCCGAAACTTTATAAAAAGGTCCGCCGCTTTTATGAGAATGAAGGCGTCGTGTTTTCTGGTGATCCCCTTGACGACTACGAAATGCTTATGGAGTATGTCGCCAGTGATCTTGAGGCAGTTGAAGCGTGAGTAAGGTTCTTCTGGAGCGTGAAGGATACCGCTTCGTTGAGGCAGGTATTCTTGAGATAAACGGCAAACCCGATTATCGTCTGCAAAAACAAAACTACTACACCAAACGCTGGAATGACATTTATCTGTTTGATAATGTGCTTCAATGTTCTACTGCAATGGAGGATATTGAGTATGCGAAATGGTTAGATCCAGATCGAGTCCCTTGTTATGTAAGAGACGATGAATAGTCTCGGTTATGACTTAAAACTAAGCCCTGGTCGGGAGCAAACCCCTTATGTCTAAAACAAGTATCCTAAGATACATTGGCAACTTTCTCCTCTTACTTGGTTATCAAATCATGTTGTGGGGAGATTTTAAAAATGGTTTGATAATAAAGTTTATCGGGGGACTACTCGGTATTCCTTTTGCTATCAAACTTAAACTTTGGGATGTGTTATTTTTAATCGCATTCTTTGGTATTACCGAAATATCAAAGTTAACCCAAATTTTCTTGGTTTCCTAAAACCAAGTGGTGGAGTCAAATATGACCCTATTAGGTTTCTTGCTTCCTTAAAGAGCAAGTGGTGCGGATGGGACTCTCTCCCGCCTGGTTTCCAATTTCCAGTTAAAGAATTGGTGGCGTGCATGGCGAACCTAATATTAAAGGTGGGTTGCATAAACCCACCTTTTTTAGTATAATACATATTATAGAGTTTATGATTTTATGAGTCAATATAAAAAGACAGCACTTGTGCTTGGTGCTGGTGGCTTTATCGGAAGTCATATGGTTAGAAGGTTGCGTTCTGAAGGATATTGGGTTCGCGGTGTAGACCTCAAATATCCAGAGTTTTCTGAAACAGAAGCAAATGAATTTATTCAAGGAGATCTGAGAGACATAACTTTTGTTCGTCGTGTCCTTGAATTTAGAGGAGAACAAGGTAATTTTCATAATTCTGTTCCCTATCAATATATTCTTCCGTTCCATGAAATCTATCAGTTTGCTGCTGATATGGGCGGTGCAGGATTCGTTTTTACTGGTGAGAATGATGCTGATATCATGCATAATTCTGCAACCATTAATCTGAATGTTCTTGAATCCCAAAGGCAAATGAATGAAACCTTTGGCGAAGATTCCTCTTGGAAACAAAATGCAAGACCTGCATTAGATTACACTACTAAGATTTTCTATTCTGGATCTGCATGTATGTATCCAGAGCACAATCAACTAGACCCTGATAATCCTGATTGCCGTGAAGAATCAGCATATCCTGCTAACCCAGATTCTGAATATGGTTGGGAGAAACTTTTCTCAGAGCGACTCTTTTTCGCTTATCATCGTAATTATGGGATTCCTGTACGGGTTGCTCGTTATCACAATATCTTTGGACCTGAAGGAACCTGGGATGGTGGACGTGAAAAAGCACCCGCCGCAATCTGCCGTAAGGTAGCATATCTTCCCGAAGAAGGTGGTACCATTGATGTATGGGGTGATGGCAAACAGACTCGTTCATTCCTTTACATTGATGAGTGTATTGAGGCAACTCGTCGTTTAATGGATTCTAATTTCATTGGACCCGTCAACATCGGATCTGAAGAGATGGTGACCATTAATCAACTTGTAGATACTGCTGCTAAAGTTGCAGGTAAAGTTGTAGAGAAGAATCATATTGATGGTCCTCTTGGAGTTCGTGGTCGTAATTCAAATAATGATCTGATCCGTAAAGAACTTGGTTGGGATTACTCTCAGACTCTTGAAGAAGGTATCCGCAAAACCTATATCTGGATTTCTGAACAAATACAAAAATGATCGGATTTAATCATTTGGGTAAGATTGGACAATTGGGAAACCAAATGTTCCAGTATGCCGCAACTAAAGGGATTGCAAAAAAAATTGGAACCAACTTTATGATTCCAGATCATAGAGAAGTTGTTGATGATGGACTAGGCAATCGTTTGAGAATTGAATTGTTTGATGTGTTTTCTTTAAAAACAGATTATCGGGGAATGTTAAATCTACCATCAGAAAAATATATTCAGGAAACAAAATTTGAATTTGATGAGAAATTTTTTAAGTTAGATCCCCAAGATGACGTATCTCTTTTTGGATACTTTCAAACTGAAAAATATTTCAAGCATGTTGAGGATGAGATTCGTGAAGACTTTATCTTTCAAGATAAGTATATAGGTGAGTGTGTAGATATTGTAGAGCAGTTTGATAATCCAATTGCTTTACATATTCGTAGAGGAGATTTTCTAATTAACTCTGCCAATCATGCAAATCTTTCACTTGAATATTATGAAAATGCACTTCAGCAGTTTCATAATAGTCGCCAGGTTATAATTTTTTCGGATGACTCGTCTTGGTGTAAAGAGCAATCAATTTTTTCTGATGACAGATTTCTTGTGTCGGAAGGAAATGGTCCTTACCATGATTTGTACCTAATGTCTAAGTGTTCAGATTTTATTATTGCTAATAGTACATTTAGTTGGTGGGGGGCTTGGTTAGCAAATACGGGAAAAGTTATTGCACCTTCTATTTGGTTTGGTCCTAACAATGCAGATAAAAATACAGAAGATCTTTATTGTGATGGTTGGGTGGTCTTATGAAGATGTCTATTGCTATTCCTACTTATGAATCTAAGGGAAGAGGAAATGAATTTTTAGAAGACCTATTCAGAACTATTGAAATACAGACATTTAAAGATTTTGAAGTTGTCATTTCAGATCATAGTATTGATAATGAATTGTTAAAAGTCATCTATCAATATAGGGGAAAATTCAAAATTGTTTATTTAAAGAATGAAGAACAACGTGGAAATGGACCAGCAAACACTAATAATGCCATTGAAAATTGTTCTGGTGAGATTATAAAAGTAATGTTCCAAGATGATTTTTTCTATGATGACGAAGCACTAGAAAAAATTTATAATGCTTTTGATGAGAATACCAAATGGTTATTGTGTGCTTGTAATCACACTAAAAATGACGGAAATTCTTTTTATGGTGATTTGTATCCCGCTTGGAATGGTGATATAATTAATGGTGTTAATACAATTAGTTCTCCTTCTGTCTTAGCAGCAAGACGAGAAGTTTTCGACCAAGTTAAATTTGATCCAAATCTAGTTATGATGATGGATTGTGAATTTTATTATCATGCTAAGGAAAGATATGGAGATCCCATATATTATCATGATGTATTAGTGTCTAATAGAGTTCATGAAGATCAAATATCTTCAATGTATTTAAAGGAAGATTACCAGAAAAAATTTAATGGTGAACTTTTATATTGTAAAGAAAAGCATGGAGTTAAGTAAATGTACAAAGTTTTAATTGTTGGGTTTGGATTCGTTGGATCTGCTGTAGCATCAATTTTTTCTGAGGGTGAGAAAACTATTATTGATCCAAAATTCAATAATAATAAAATTAGTGACTTTAAAAATCAAGAATTTGATGCTGTATTTGTTTCTGTTGATACACCAAAAGCAGAAGGTTTTCAACTATTGGATTCTGTCTTATCAGAATTGAATGAGAATATGTTACCTAATACTCCAGTTTGCTGCAAGTCAACTGCTACTCCTGAATTTTATTCAGATGTTGTTGATCGATATACCAACATTAAAATTTTGCATAGTCCAGAATATTTGAACAAGACTAATCCTATTAAAATGTTCCAAGGACAAAAATTCTTTATCCTTGGTGGTGATGAAGATGCCGCTATGAAGGTTGCAGATATCTTTAAAACTAGACTGGCCCATGTCAAAGATATTAAAATTACTGACATTAAAACAGCAGCACTAGTCAAGTATGCTGAAAATGCTTTCTTGGCACTCAGGGTTACTTTCTTTAATGAGATGTACCTAGCACATCAGCAGCAAGGTTGTGAATCTACTTATGCTAATTTTGCTGAAATGGTTGGACTTGATGAGAGGATTGGTCATTCACATTCTCAAGTTCCTGGTAGTGATGGTAAGTTTGGATGGGAAAGTCATTGCCTAACAAAAGATAATTATGAACTTGAAAAGTTTAGTCAAAGTCCTTTGATTAAGTTTATTAGAGAACTGAATGATAAGCATAGAAGTGTTGAACCATGAAGATTGCTGTTATAACTGCTTCAATAGGAACAAATAGTCTTTTACCACAAAAGAAATTTGATAACGTTGATTATCATGCTTTTGTAGATAATGAAAGTGATAGTAAAGATTGGATTGAGCATCCTGATCTTCAATATTGGAATCAACATTCTGCTATTCAATTTTCTGCGGACCCAGTTTATGCAAACAGGAGAAACGCAAAAATTTATAAGATAATTCCTTTTGCATTTCTCCCAGGATATGATTACTATTTTTGGATTGATTCCACACATATTTTAGATCAAGATCCAAATCAACTTGTAGAAACCTACCTTAAAGATACTGATGTTGCAGTCTTTGAACATCCACAACGTCAATGCATTTATGAAGAGGGTGAGTTTATCAAAGAGATAAAATTTGATTATCCAAATTTGATTGATGATCAACTTGCCTTTTATAAAGATATGTGCTATCCTGAAGGTAATGGATTGTATGAACTTCCCGTAAGATTTCAGCGCAATAATGAATTGACTCAAAAGATGGGATTAATGTGGTGGGAACAAATATGTATGTTCTCATCCAGAGATCAGTTAAGTTTTCCTTTTGTGTGCCATCAACTCGGTATTAATCTATCCATTCTTCCTGGTGTTGCTAATACAATTAGAGGCAATTCAATTATGCCTCAAGTAATCGTATCAAATCATAGTAGAACATTCTGATGTGTAGTTTTCTTTTTACTGATAAGGATATTGATGATTTTGATCATGTAAATCATTTTATGAGATTTCGTGGTCCTGATGCAACTAGGACTATTGAAGTTAATGAATATACATTCACACATAATATTTTATCCATCACTGGTGAATTTACCGAGCAACCTTTTGTAGATCATGATGATCAGATTGTCTGTATCTATAATGGTGAGATTTATAATTATCAAGAGTTTGGTGAATATACTTCTGATGGTGAGTGTTTGATTCCTCTTTACAAAAAGTATGGGGATAAATTTGTAAAAGAACTTGATGGTGAATTTGCAATTGTTCTAGTTGACTTTAAGAACGATCGTTTTATTATATCTACTGACGTATTTGCCACGAAACCATTGTGGTTTTCAATTGGCGAAACTCTTGCAGTTGCAACTTATGAATCTGCAGTAAAAGCATTGGGATTTAGAACTGCAATCAAACTAGATGCAAATACTACTCAAGTTTTTGATCTTGAATCGAGAAAATTACTTAATGAATTTTTCGTTTATGATTTTGATTTGAAGCAATATAAAACAGATTTTTCCGATTGGATTGTTGCCTTTGAAAATTCTATTCGTAAGCGTACATCTAATCTTAGGGAAAATATTTTTATTGGTCTGTCCAGTGGATATGATAGTGGTGCTATTGCATGTGAATTGACCAAGCAAAACGTTCCTTATAAAGCTTATGCTGTTGTTGGAAATGAAAATCAGGAAATCTTAGATAAAAGATTCTCCATGTTTAATAGTAATTCTTCTGGTCAATATCTTGCAGATCATCGTTGGCAATATAGAGATTATATTAATAGAAATGTAGAAGAATTTAAATATCGGATTTATTCTTCCAGCAGTGACTATAATGAATTCGACAGAAGACTTCAAGATGATAATGGATCTTGTGGTTTATCTATGATTTGTGATAATGCTAAAAAACAAGGTAAGAAAGTTTATCTTTCTGGATCTGGATCTGATGAAATATTTTCAGACTATGGATTTAATGGTGAGAAAAAATTTCTTCATAGTAATTTTGGTGGATTATTTCCAGAAGATATTTCAACTATTTTCCCTTGGGCATCTTTTTATGGGAGCACTATGGTTTCTTATCTGGCAAAGGAAGAGTACGTTGCGGGATCATATGGCATTGAAACCCGCTATCCATATCTGGATAAATACGTCGTACAAGAATTTCTTTGGTTGGATCACAAATTAAAAAATTCAAAATACAAATCTGTTTTGGATGAATATCTGACTAAATCAAACTATCCGTTTGAAGCTAACATTAAAAGAGGATTTTAAAGTATGTCTACAACATTAAAAAAAGAAGTATTGCAAAAATATAAGAATGATATTTTTGTAGAAACTGGAACTCTATGGGGAGAAGCAGTTGAAGTTGCTCTAGAGTGTGGATTCAAAAAAATCTATTCGATTGAAATTGATCCAGAAAAAGTAAAGTATAACACTGAAAAGTTTCAAAAAGAAATTGAAGAGGGTCTAGTAGAAATTGTCGAAGGAGATACCTTTAAAGTTTTTAAAGATGTCATTTCAAAAGTAGATGCTCCTGCTACCTTTTGGTTAGATGCTCATTGGGATGGTGATGTTCTGGGTGAATACAAGTGTCCACTTCCATTTGAATTGGAAGCCCTGCTTGAGCATCCAATCAAAACTCACACTTTGTTAGTTGATGATCGTAGAATCTTTGGACTCTCTGGAAGTAACTGGGGAGAAGATCTTGATGAAGAACTTTTAATTGAAGCAATGACCGATATTAATCCCGACTATAAAATTTCTTTTGAGGATGGATGTATTGCTGACGATATTATTGTGGCTCAACTTTGATAACAGATGAACTATAGTATTTTTACAACTGCGAATAAGTCTTATTATCCTTTTCTAGATATTTTTACAAGTTCTGCAATAGAAAATTGTAAAAATCTAGATAGAATTTATGTTGCAGATAGTGGACTTGGTGAATACCAAAAACCAATCAAGGATAAAGATAAGGTAAGTATTCTAGATACTGATTGTATTGATGAATATAGTGGTGTTCATTCTGAGGGGTGGGTTAAAGCCACTCAGATGAAAACTAAGTCTCTTAATAAACTTTTTCATGTAATTGATTTTGATCATCCTGTTATTATGATTGATAGTGATGTATGTGTTCTAAGAGATATAGAACCCATCATTGCACCATACTATGATATCCAGGTCACTACAATGAGCACTGGTGGTCACACAAGAGGTGATGGGATACACATTAGTGAGATTGCAAGTTTTGTCATCTTCAATAATATTCCCAAGTGTAAGAGATTTATTCAAAGATGGATTACTCAGATGGAAGAGTTTGTTGAAAATAAAACACCTTTTCCACATGAGACACCTGCATTGAATCTTACTCTTAGAAACAACCTGGACGATTTAAAAATTGGCTATTTGGATGAGTTAAAAGTTTGTGCGGACTTAGAATTAGTTGATGGTACATATGCTGTTCATTTTAAAAGTAATGGATCAACGAAAGATAATCCAGTAGATAATTTTGAAAAAAGAATAATGTCTGTACATAACAAAACACAAAATGATTTAGATCTGGATGGTTATTTAAATGAGCAAGTCTACGATGATTGGAGAAAAGAGCATGAAACTCACTGATATTCATACACAATTCAAGACTGACAAAGGCACCGCACATAGTTACATTGGGTGGTATGAAGATACTTTTTCTGAACGTAGGGCAGAAAAATTAAATGTCCTAGAAATTGGAGTGCTATTTGGCGGATCTCTGAAAATGTGGGAGAAGTATTTTGAAAACTCCCAAATTTATGGCATCGAAGATTTTTCTCAGGAAGATGGTCAATGGCACTATCAGTATGAACCAGTTGATGGTGATGCTGTAATGGAGGAAATTAATAGTCACGAAAGGATTACTCTTTTTAATTTTAATTGTGAAGATCCTAATCTGATTTCGAGTCATCTTCATGACTTAAGTTTTGATATTATTTTAGATGATGCTAATCATCAATTAAGTCAACAGATGAAAAATTTTGAAAACTATTATCCATACATTAGTGATGGTGGAATCTATATCTGTGAAGATGTTCAGACTAAGGAAGATGCAGAAGATCTTAAGTCTTTTATTCTTAATCTTTATCCAACCAAAGAAGTGTATATTGTCGAACTTGATTTAAGAAAGAAATCTGATGATAGATTGGTGGTGGTAGTATGAAACAAATTTATATCTATTGTGATGGTGGATTTGGAAACAGATTCAACTCTTTGGTTTGTGGACTTTCAATCTGTACAAAAACTGGATTCGAACCAGTCGTTGTTTGGCCACTTACAAATTGGTGTAGATCGAGGTTTAGTACCTTGTTTAAAACTGATCTGCATGTCATAGAAGAAAATCTTCATTACTTTGAGACTGATATTCAAGAATATGAATTTTTAATGCATGGTAATTTTTTGAATTTCAATACAAGTGTACATCATCCAGAAAGTTTCGGGTCTCTTCAAAACCTCTCTGAGTTTTGTGCAAACACAGAAAAACAAAAAATAGTTTATAACAATGACACACTTTTATCTTACCTCAGTGAAGATGAGATTGTAGATGTAATACGTGATATTGAATTTAATTCACAACTGGTTGACAAGGCTAATGATTTTATTAACTCAAATTTTGGAGAATCTTTTGTCGGGGTTCATTTGAGAAACACTGACTTCTATGATCCACATAAACCAGATTTTGATCAGATTTTTAATCAAGTGTCTGATACTAATGAAACCAAATATTTTGTTTGTTCTGATGATGAAGAACTTGAAAATAAATTTAATCAATTGGAAAATGTTTCCGTATATCCAAAGACCAGTTATGTTGAGAAATTAACTGACGAAGGTGAATGGAGATCGGTAATTGTTGATGACACCGGAGTTGAATATCCATTTAATGTTGAAAGGTCTGATGAAAGTGTCAGACAAGCAATCATCGACTTGTATATTCTCTCTAAATCTGATATGATGAAGACATCAAATAGTTCATTCTTACAGACTGCAATTTTATTAAAAAAATCATATCAAGATGGATAAAAATAAATCTGCTTTTAAACTGAAAAATATTGCTCCAATTTATTATCTCAATCTGGATGAACAACCAGAAAGGATGCAATATATGGAAGATCAAATGAAGTATTGGGAAATAGAAAACTATACTCGTATATCTGCTTATGATGGTAGAGAAGATGATCTTAGTGATATTATTAAAGGACGTTACCCAGAGATGATGACCTCTGGTGAGATTGGGTGTATTACTAGCCATCTAAAGGCGATCAAACATTGGATGGAAACATCTGATAGTCCATATGCAATCATCATGGAAGATGATGTAGATTTAGATCCTGTTCGATTTTGGAATTTTACCTGGACAGATTTTGCATCAAAGGTTCCATATGATTGGGATGTGATTCAACTTGCTATTATTTGTACAGGTCCTTTACATGTTAAACTTCATAAGAGATTTGTCAATGATTTTTCTACGGCAGCATACATGATCACGAGACATCATGCTGAAAAACTTCTGAAGCATCATGTTCGTGGTGATAAGTATAAACTTGATAATGGTGTGAAACCACGTCCTGTTGCAGATGATCTAATTTATAATTCGGGTAATACTTTCTCAATTCCAGTATTTCTTTATAAAATTGAATTGGGATCTTCCATTCATCCTGAGCATATTGACTTCATTCATCGATCAAGTCATGATGGTCTAAGAAATTTTTGGGAACAAAGTGGTCCTGAGATAGGAATAGCAGAACTCATGGATTACGATCCTTATTTGGGGAGAGTCACAGAAGATCGTCAAGAATAATATGAATTCAAAAATTCTTTCCATACATGGAGGACATAATTGTTCAATAACCTTAGTTGATAAAAATAATCAACTAAGGATTTTTGAATTGGAAAGGTTTACAAAGATTAAGAATGATACTCTTGAGCATAAAGATTTGACGGATAAGACTAGACATCAATTCTTACAACATGCTAAATCCGAATTAAAGGAAGAACCCCAGTATGTTTTATACAGTTATATCTCTGAAGAGTATCTGGGAATAGTAAAAACTTATTTTAAAAATGCAAAGTTTTTAAAAATGGGTCATCATACTTCCCATTGTATCGGTGCCTATCATCAAAGTGGATTTAAAGATGCTCTTGTAATATCTCTGGATGGTGGCGGTATAGAGTATGGGCATTATGGAATATCTAAAGATCTGGATGGAATAGAAATAACATATAGTATTCTCCAAATTGATAATGGTAAAGTTGATGTTCTTTTGACATCGGACTCTTTAAATTCGCCTAAGTTTACCCCCGGTACATATACTGCTATCGTGCCTTTAATATCTGAAATTGATCCATATAAGTCTGATGCTGAAATTGCAGAGTGTATGGAGGAAGCACAAAAGGAAGATAGTTTAATTCAATATACTAGTCAAGAAGATTCTCCTTTTTGGAGATTGAGAAGTAAGGCAAGAATATGTGCTGGTAAATTAATGGGATTGTCTTCTTATGGGAGGATAAGAAAAGAGTGGGTTGAATCGATAAGAAACATTTATCTACTTCTTCCAAAAGAAATTCATTTACCATTCAATCTAAAAGCATCTATTGTTGGACTATCTAAATCTATCAGTAAACCACTGACACAAAATTGTTTATCGGGACAAGAAAGTTATGATCTTGCTGCGACAAACCAGCATGTCTTTGAAGAACTTTGTTGGGATTTAATTAAACCTTATATTGATCAGTATAATTTTGATGTGGTGTTCTCGGGTGGGTGTGCATTAAACGTTGTTTTTAATCAAAAGGTCAGTCAATACTTAAGTAAAACAAATCGAAATCTTTTTATATCTCCCACACCAAGTGATGAAGGTTTATCCTATGGACATGTCTGTTCAGTTGATAAAACTATGAAAGATCAGTTTTCTGTTTATTGTGGACTTGACATTTTAGATAGAGATAAGATATTGGAGTATTATAATAAATACCACAAGTGGGGTAAAGTTATTAGATTATGAATTCAAAGATCTTCGCTATTCATGGTGGGCATGACTGTTCTGCTACCTTTGTAGATAAAAATAATCAAGTGAGAATTTTTCAACTTGAGAGATTTACTAAGATAAAGCACGATAATTTTGAATGTGATAGTTATACAACAGACATTAGAATAGAACAGAAAAAAAGTTTTCTAGATCATATTAAATCGCAACTCAAAGAAGAACCAAAATATGTTCTCTATAGTTACTTTGGGAACCGATATTATCTTGATATCTTAAAAAGTAAATTTAAAGAATCTAAATTTATTGAGATGGGACATCACACGTCTCACTGTATCGGTGCCTATCATCAAAGTCAATTTAAAGATGCATTGGTTATCTCATTAGATGGTGGGGGTTTTGATAATAATCATTATGGTATAACTAAAAACCCTAAAGGGGTAGAAATAAGTTATAGTATTGTCAAGATACTTGATAAAAAGGTTGATGTTTTATTAGCAACTAATTTTCCTGGTGCCATGAATTTTACTCCGGGAAGTTATACTGCTTTAGTTCCTGCCATATCCGAAATCGACCCATATAAGGGAGATAAAAGAATTACAGAATTTATAAAGTCTCTTCTTGAGCAATCTGATTCAAACATAAAACTCAATGATTCTCCTTTCTGGAAATTGAGAAACATGGCTAAGGTTTGTGCTGGCAAACTAATGGGTCTTGCTGCTTATGGAAAAGTTAGAGAAGAGTGGATTAATTCCGTTAAGTTGGTTTATCTTGCAGGACCTGATGAAGTTCATACTCCAAAACATATAAAATCTTTGCTTATTAGTTTTGCCAGCATTATTGGTGTTCGTCCAGATCAAAATTGGTTTTCTGGACAGGAAAGCTATGATCTTGCCGCGACAAACCAATATGTCTTTGAAGAACTTTGTTGGGAGTTGATTCAACCTTATATTGATGAATGTGATTTGGACGTTGTATTTTCTGGTGGATGTGCATTAAATGTTTTATCAAATCAGAAGATCATGGAATATCTGAGTAAGAATAATAGAAAACTTTTTGTATCCCCTGATCCTGGTGACGATGGATTATCTTATGGGCATGTATGCTCTATAGATAAAACCTTTGATGACAAATTTTCAGTGTACTGCGGACTTGATATTCTTGACAGAGAAAAAATTCCAGAGTATTATGAAAAATATAAAAAAGATGGTAAGGTAATTGAGTTATGAATTCTAAAATACTTGCCATTCATGGTGGGCATGATTGTTCAGTAACGTGCGTAGATAAAAATAATCAATTAAGAATTTTTCAACTAGAAAGATTTACTAAGATAAAACATTGCTCATTTAAAAAATTTAGAAAAGAAAATGAACAAGACTCTAAGTTTGAGGATAGGGTTAAATTTTTAGACTATATTAAATTCCAACTCAAAGAAGAACCAACTTATATTCTTTATAGTGTGGTTATTGACGAAGACTTTTCTTTGATGAAAAGATTGTTTCCCAATTCTAAATTTATTTCAATGGGTCATCATACTTCCCATTGTATCGGTGCCTATCATCAAAGTGGATTTAAAGATGCTCTTGTAATATCTCTGGATGGTGGCGGGTTGGAAAATAATCACTATGGAATAGTGAAGAATCCCCAACAATGTCCTCTTATTGGTTATAGTATTCTTAAAATATCTGACCAAAAAGTTGATGTATTATTGACATTGAATTCATCTAATGCCATGGTGTTTACTCCAGGTCAATATGCGTCCCCACTTCAACTGATATCTGAGATTGAGGATAAGAATAAGACAGATCATCTTGAAAAAATGTTTGATTCAAATCAGAAGTATGTTTCTGCAGATTATCTCAATTCAAATGCTGGGAAGTTGATGGGTCTAGTTGCTTATGGAAATGTTAGAAAAGAATGGATTGATGTTATCAAACAAAATTACATGATGACTCCAGCAGATGCACAAAATCCCATGGTTTCTATAATGGTTGGGCAACAAATGATAAGTACTTTATTATCTAATCGAGAAGAAAATGAAGATGTAATAAGTGCATTTTTATCCGATAATCAAAATTCTCTGGATGATATTACAACACTTTTAAAGTCAACCATTAATTGTCTATCTGGAAAACATAGTTATGATTTAGCTGCGACAAATCAACACGTCTTTGAAGAACTTTGTTGGAAATTAATTAAACCATACCTTGATAAGTATGATTTTGATGTAGTATTTTCTGGTGGATGTGCTTTGAATGTAATCTTCAATCAAAAGGTTGCAGAACATTTGAACAAGACAAATAGAAAACTTTTTGTGTCCCCTAATCCTGGGGATGATGGATTATCTTATGGACATTTTTGTTCTATAGATAAAACTATGAACGATAAGTTTTCAGTCTATTGTGGATTTGATATTCTTGACAGAGAAAAAATTCCAGAGTATTATGATAAGTATAGTAAAATTGATAAGGTAGTAGATATGAATGTTTCTAAAATTGTAGATCTAATCAAGGAAGGGAAGATTGGTGCCACAATGATTGGTTATTCTGAAGTTGGACCTCGTGCTTTGGGTAATCGAAGTATCATTTGTGATCCAAGTATTCCAGAAATGAAAGATACTCTAAATGCTAAAGTTAAGTTTAGGGAATGGTTCCGACCTTTCGGTCCTGTTTGCCGAGAGGAGGATAAAGACATTTACTTTGATAATGCCTTTGCATCTCCATACATGTCTTTTGCTCCATTGGTGAAAGAGGAGTATCGGCAAAAACTACCTGCGATAACTCATGTTGATGGTACTGCAAGACTTCAAACTGTAACCAGAGATCAACATGAATTGTTTTATGACATTCTGACTGAACTTGATAATCGTGGGCATGATGCTGTAATTCTAAACACCTCTTTCAATATTAAAGGTAATCCAATTCTTACAACTGTTGAAGATGCTTTTTATGTATTGGAAAATACAGAATTAGATTTTCTAATACTTGAAGACTATTTGTTTCTCAAATAATATTCTGATATCCGAACAAAAGGGGGCTTGACGCCCCTTTCTTTTTGCTATATAATTGTGTAACAATTCTTAACGAATGTACAATGACTGTAACAACCAATGAGCATGGGCAGCAGAACATGTTTGCCAAAGAACCTACCATGTACTACGAAAACTATGGTATGGATACCCCTAACCAAGTAAAGGAGAAGTACAATGGACGCTGGGCAATGGTCGGTATTGTTTCTGGTGCTCTTTCTTATGCACTCACTGGTAAGTTCTTCTTCGGGATCTTCTGACAATTGATTGACAATGGCGCAAATTATCTTTACAATTACTAGTGTTGCCTTCTTTGTTTTGTTGGCAGCATCTGTAGAAAAACTTTCCGAAACATACTAATGGCAACCTATAGCGTTACACTTCAATCTCCTGATGGCACTGAAAATGTTATTCAGTGCCCTGATGATCAATACATTCTCGAAGCTGCTGAAGAAGCAGGTATTGATCTGCCTTCATCTTGTAAGGCAGGTGCCTGCTCTGCTTGTGCTGGTAAACTCATTAGCGGCACTGTGGATAACGAAGAACAATCGTTCCTTGATGACGAACAGCAAGCAGAGGGTTGGGTGCTCACCTGTGTGGCATATCCCACTAGCGACTGCGTAATCCTGACCGAGCAAGAGGAGAACCTGTGATGAAAGCATTTTTTGCCTTCTTGGCAGTGTTCTTCCTTGCCCTTCCTGCCTGGGCTGTAGATGTCACAATGGGTTCTAATGGTAATCTTATCTTTGAACCTGCTGATGTTACTCTTGCTGTTGGTGACAGCATTCACTTCGTTAATGGTATGCTTCCACCTCATAATGTGATTGTGGAAGATCATCCTGAACTCTCACATGATGGACTTCTTTTTAGTCCTGGCGAGAGTTTTGATGTTACTTTTACTGATGCTGGTGAGTATACTTTCTGGTGTGCTCCTCACAAAGGTGCTGGAATGATTGGTCATGCCCACATTTCCTAATATATTTCACTGCTGGGAGCACACTATCCATATGCTTATCTGTTGTATTGTTGGCGTTGGCATCGGAACCCTAGCTGTCTGGGGTTACAAAAAAATTAAAGAAACTAAAAATCACAATCCTTAAGGAGAATCAAAATGAAATTCGGTTTTACCCCTGAGGCAGAAATCCTCAACTCCCGCCTGGCAATGCTTGGATTCGTTGCAGCGGTCGTCTCTTACGTTACTACTGGTCAGATTATTCCTGGAGTTTTCTGATATAATATAAGTAGTAAACACCAGATTCATAATGTCAAAATCAAAACATTATACAAGACCATTTAACGAAAATGATTTTGCAAGAGCTTGGAAATGGAGAGATCTTCCCCTTGCTCAACAAATTATTAGAGACGCATTTTTTGATCTCACTCCAGAAGAAGAGCAACTTGCAAAAGATTGGTGCAAAAGAGAAGGACATGATTGGCAAGAAATTGTAGATCTAATTAAAGGAAGTGTTAAAAAAATGACGTATCTAGTTCCCGAGGGATATGATGTTCCTCAAGAAGAATTTATTTTTCGTGAGAACAGTCAGTTTGTAACTCGTACAACTGAAGATCTTTTTTACGATAAACGTGTGATTGTTTTTTCACTTCCAGGTGCATTCACCCCTACTTGTTCTCATTACCAACTTCCTGGATTTGAGGAAAAGTATGATGAGTTTAAGTCACTTGGTATTGATGAAATTTATTGCGTTTCCGTAAACGATGCTTTTGTTATGAATGCCTGGGCAAAAGATCAAGGTATTGAAAAAGTTAAAATGCTCCCTGATGGCAATGGGTATTTTACCCGTCAAATGGGAATGCTTGTAAAGAAAACTAATCTTGGATTTGGTAGTCGTTCCTGGCGTTACGCCATGGTCGTTTATGATGGTCAAGTTGAAAAACTTTTTGTTGAAAACGGTATGCGTGATAATGCAGAGACTGATCCTTACCAAGAGACTACACCTGAAATTGTTCTTGAATATGTCAAAGCATCTGTGGAGGATGAAGTGACTGTTTGAAACAATATGACATAATAACAAACTCTGCTCTAAATATTGGGCAGAGTTTTTTTTTTATGCCATGCCACGCGGATACCTGACGAAAGAGATCATAAAATATGAAGTTCTCAAGATAAAATCAAACTTAGATAAGGAATGGATGGACAAATCCGGACATGATCCAAAGTGGTTAGCGCATCAGTATCTGAATAAAGTTCTAGACAAAATTGAAGAATACAGGGTATAATAAATACTAGCATAGGAAAAAAATTAATCATAGTTAATGGGAATTTTTAAGAAGACTATCAAGTATTCTAAACCTTCTAAAGATTTAGAAAACAAGATAAAGAACCTTGATGAAGAACTTAAAAATACTGGAGTCATTGATCAGAAGAATGATTCTAGTATTTTTGACGTTCAAAAGTCTTCTGTGGAAAAAATGTCTCCTCTATATGAGGAGGTGGAAGTAAAAAAGGAAGGAAATAATCTATATGACTGGAGAGAATCTTTTATTGACGAAGAACTTAATTCAGATCTAACGGAAGAATCTATAAATGAAGTTAGGAAAAATCATCATAAACTTTCTTTAGTTGAAGGATCAATTGAGTTAATAAAAGTTAGAGAAGCACAAAGTATATTCAAAGAATTATATCAGAATCAAGTTGAAGAGGTAGTAGAAAAATATGTGTCTTCTCATGCTAAAGATATTGTTTCTTTACGTGAAGATTTATTTGTAGAATTAAAAAAGAAACCATCAATTGATATTGGTTCTCTTGAAGAAAAGATTAATATTTTATCTGCAAAATATAAAAGACTATCTGAAGAATTGGTTAGTGGATCTACAAAAAGCAATGACCCTCTGACACAAAATCCTGTAACTTTAGAGCAATTAAAAAATCACTATCAAATTCTTGTAGGAAGACTGCAAGAACAACTTGCTAGTATTGGTGGTGGTGGTGAAGTCAGATTAAAGTACCTTGATGATATTGTTGGTATTGCAACGAATCCAAGTGTATACAATGGGAAGTTTCTTAAATATGACCATTCACTTGGAAAATTTATATTTGAAAATGCGGCTCTTGATCAGTTTGGTCAAGTAGGATATGCGATTACATCCGGAATATCAACATATTCTGGGTATGCAAATGTTGCTGGTATTTCTACTTATGCTGGATATGCAGATATTTCTGGTATTGCCACCTATGCAACTAATGCAGGCGTTGCAACATACGCTTCTAGATCTGGTATTGCAACTTATGCAAATGTTTCAGGAGTGTCTACAAGTGTTAGTGGTGGGACAGGATCTCTAACACAACTTAATGTATCTGGTGTATCCACCTTCTCTGGCATTACCACAGTTACTGGAACGACATTATTTGCTAAGCAGTTAAATGTATCTGGTGTATCCACCTTCTCTGGCATTACCACAGTTACTGGAAC